CTTTAGAAAAATACGAATAGTCACCTTCAGGGTATGCTCTAGTGAAGAAAGACTTGTCTAGCGAAAACTGCGAAGCAGTATCTACCAAAAAGGCCGTAGAAGATTTAAAATCGTTAGATTTAGGAAAAGATAAAGTCCTAGTAGAAACATCCTTTACTAGATGCTTAATTTCATCATTAGTAACTCTATGATNCCTAATGTCTTTACACACCCTTAGTAAGGTGAATTCGTTCATTAAACCTCTGGGTTATTTCCCAATAAAAGTATTCTGAGTAATGAATTTATCTGCTAAACCATACTCGATTGTTTCCGACGCATCTAAGTAAAATTCTCTATCTATATCTTTCATTATAGTGCGTTCTTCCTTAGACACTCCCCATTCCTTTATTAATCCGACCAAAGTTTTCTTGACTTTTTGCATTTCTTTACTTTGGATTTCTACTTGCTTTGCATCTCCTCTAGTTGTACCCGAAGGTAAATGCAACATAGTGTGAGCATGCGGGTATACGTACCTGTGACCCGCTTCACCTGCCGCTAGTATCATAGCTCCCATACTATAACAATTAGAACCCACAGTCCAAACTGGAGCTTCTACGGTTTTCATGATATCTATCAATCTCAATCCGTCCCTAACCGAACCCCCCGGTGAGTCTATATGTAAAATAATAGGTGCCTTAGAATCCTCTAAACTTAGAGAAATAATGGAGTCTGCTGTAAATCCAGAATTCCAATTATCTATCCTATCTATTGGTCCTACTATAGTTCCATATAAAAACAAATTTCGATGCTTAGTAGCCAACCCTTCATACAGGGTTTGCATTTCATCTTGCTTAACTACTTCTCCGTCTATCCTTCTTACAGACTGATACATGAACTTCCCCTAATTACTTTTTTGTCTTCTGCTGTATATCTAACTCAACTGTTGCCCTTAATAGACTATCTCTGTATTCGTACAAAATGTCTTCTATCAACTGCTTCAGTTTTTCTAGTTGTTTCCCTTCTGGCATAGAAGACTCTAGTTGGTCTAGAGTCTGTCCTACCATTCGAGATGCTCCCCGCATAATGTATTCTTGAAAAGGTGTAATATTATCTATAATTTTTTGAATTTCTTGTTTGCTCGGCACTATCTCTTTCCTCCAAACTTATTCTTATGTTTCGAGCCCTGTGTCTGAGGTTTTCCACCAGATTTTGATGTAGGATTACCACCAGAAGATGCCGGTTTTCCACCCGTGGAGGATGCTAATTTTACTCTACCAAATTGTCTCTGTAATGCGTTGAATACATTAGTAGTTAAATCTGGCATCTCTGTATCTACTGCCCTAGTAAGATATTGCCCTCCCTGTCTGGGGTCACGACGTAAGCGTTTCCCTGAAGGGGAAGTGTAATACCCTTTTACTCTAGTAGCTTTTACTTGAGTTCCGTCTTTACGTCTAAAGGCTCGCCTTATATGCGCCCCCACAGTTTTCGGTTGTGTATCTTCGCCAGAACTGTAAGGTCTAGCCTCTACATCGGCAGCATAAGGAGCATTATACTTTAAAATCCAACCATCTTTTTTAGCTGAAAACCCTCCGCTCTTTTTTAGTTGCCCTGTTTGTACAGGAACATATTGTTGTGATCTTTGGAACACATGCTTACCGTTGACCTGAACGCCGTTAGTGATAGCTTTTAATATCTTATCTTTAATTCGTCTATGAGTAGCTCGGTCAACTGGCATTAGGAAAAATCCTCCCTCATGATATTATACTAGGTTCTATTCAATAAGCTCCGCCCAAATCTCTGGGACATAATCATTAAAACCATGCCTCTCGTCATCAAAGTTTTCTAAATAAATAGTATCCCTGCTAATCAATCCATACTTGGGGTGGAAGAACGTTAGAACATGTGATGCTCTAGAGGCTAATCCCTGCAACAGGGCATACTCGTCAGTTCCCTTCATACATCCACACATCAATGCTGTACCTGTGCCTATATCATGTTCCTCTACATGGTGGTAATGTCCCATAAACATGTATTGGAAAGCTTTCCCTTGTGGTTGTAAAGCCTGTCGTAGGGAGTGTACTTTTTGTTGCATAGATGACCCTCTCATAGCATCCCCGTGATGTATGAGAACATCAAATCCGGCTACGTCGATCAACTGATAAAAAGTTTTAGGAATGGTAAATTTAATGTTAGGTTGATTCTTACAGAAAGCAGCCACCCATTGGTAGAATAAATAATCCCACCCCACATATTTATCTTTGTAGTAAATTTCTTTCCTTAGACGTTGGTGATTACCCACCACAGAGTCCACATGAACCTCTTCAAATTGACTAGCAAGCGTCATGAGAGATTGGGATACCATGTAAGCACCACGAGCCATGGTCATGATGACATTATCTAAATTAGTACGAACTAATTCTTCGTGGATTTCTCCGGACACCATATCTCCGAGCATTGGCACTTTAAGGATTGGTACTGAGACAAAGGAACGCCGTAAAGAGCAAAGATCGCTAATTTGATTAGTCCAACCAAAGAGTCTATTAGTAAAAATTTCAAAATCGTAAGCATTAAGACCTCCCATTTGCTGGGTGTCTACGAATTCCCCAATATGTAAATCCGTAAGTGGAGCTACTGCTACGATGGGGCTTTCCGAAGTAGTTTTCTGAGTTTCTCTCAGACGTATCTTATTAGGTGGTAACGCCTGAGCAGACATTTTTATAACATCTACAATATTTTCGTGGGAAAGTTGTTTATTTACTAGGTCGCTAACACGCTTCTTAAAATGTGCGCTTTCTAGTTTAGCCCTGCGGGTACCAACCTCATCTCTGAGCAATCCGTCTTCCCCATAATGTTCAAGGATATGCTCGTCCCGCATCAAGTTCAAAACCCACCTACGTATGGTGGATCGGTGTCGCCTTTCGCCAAATACTTCTTCGTATTGGCGGGCTATTTCTGTCCAATTGGGATGTGGTGTAGAATTAACTTGTTCTAGTAACCAGTCCCGCTTTTCTTGTTCTATAATAAGCACAGTAACCTCGCTTACTTAGTGGTAGACTCTTCTTCCTCTATCCCGCCGTTTGCTTCCGACTCCTTAATTTTCCTGACTTCCCCTAACCAATTAACGTTAGAAGAATCTAATTCAGTTATGTCGATAGTTTCCATTATAACACATCCTACATGCCTGTATGCGACACGTATTCTACTGTAGACTCTACCCCCACATCTGGGGTGTGGACTATAAATTCAAACTCCCCGAGTGGAAGCTTGTCCACGCAAGAGGCTATAATATCCTTTACATCAAATCTTCTAGATACCACTACATCTCCAAAATATGTGGACTCATGTGGATGGGCAGTCCAAGAAGATAGTGGTAAATCCTTCATGGCTACTCTTTCTCCCGATTTCACGGGAACTTGTCGTTTAGTGTCAACGCCTCGGTACAAAGTAATTTCCTTAATACCACGTTCTTCAAAACTCCTTTGAGTATTGGAATACAACTCTTTCAGATACGTTCCTGCGCTATTTATAGCTTGTGGATACTTATAGTCTTCTACAGTTTCTTCTGGGTAGGTAGCTTTAAAAAAGTTAACATTATCTAATTTTTCCGAAGAACTTTCGAACAGTTCTGCGGCAGCGTATTGCATACTTATTGAACTGTTTTCTACGCTACTTCCTGACCAATCTCCTAAAAATTGCATATCAGAGTATTCTACAAAATTTTCATCTGGTTCTGAAAAAGCATTCTGTAATTTATTCCTATATTCCTCTGAGTCTAAACCTATTTCTCCTACTATTCGATTAGATATATCTAAATAAGCTTCATTGAAGTCTTTATTGAAGCTATCTGTCATCCCCGGCTCTCTACCCTCTACTGCTCCGTAGAAAGATGCCTCAGAACGCTCTTCGTGACCTTCAAGTTCCGTTAGTCCCGGATCAACCTCGGCATCATAATAACGACCCCCCGCTGGTCCCGTTTCGACTTTAACTCCCTCAGGAACCTCTTGACCGGGTTTCAGATAAACTCTATCTTTTTCTAGTTGAATAGCATTAGGTAAAGAATCTATAATTTCTAATGCCAACTTCTGGCCGGCGGTGTGATCCATCGGAAAGTGCCAACCAGCTTTTACTCTATTGACACCTATTCTTTCCGCAATATCTTGGAAGTTTTCTTCGTGTCCCGGAAATAAGTTTCCTAATATCTCAGCTACCACCAAAGATTGGGTAGAGTGTCCTGATGGGTACGAAGGAGAGTCTATACTCGGTCGCAGGGCAGATACAACATCGTAAATGAAGTAAGGCTCATCCATTTCATACTGCCACGGTCTAGGGTAATTTATTTGATATTTTTTACTCATAACTATAGTGTTTATGTCGGATAGAAAATCCTCCAACATAGGCACATAATCACCTAAATCTAACCCGTGGTCTAAGCCGTACCTCAAAAAAGGTTTTAGTATCTCTTCATCAGCCATATCTAATTGTTCTTTTAACCGCTCCTGACCTTTCTCAGATAAGGCTCTAAAATCCGCTTGAATTTGTTCTAAATCTTCTAAAACTTCTCCAGAGTTGGGAGCGGGAGGTTTGGCTACAACATAATCTTTCGGGGAGCCTCTCAATAGCTTGAATGGGCGATTTACAATTTGGTCATGCTCTTCTGAAATCGGCCGGTAAAATTTCATAGGAATCGGAGTATCTTTTCGCTTTTCTAGCACCCAACTATGGTCGAGAAAATCATCTTCCTCTATATTCAACAAGTCTCCGGTTTCTTCCGATGCCGGCCAAGGTTCTTGTTTGAACACTTTTCCGTCACTTTTTACTAAATACACTCCATCTGATGCTAGAGCGGTTTTATCCCCAGATTCGTCTGTATGAATTACCATAGCTTTATCTAAACGCTCTAAAGCTGCCGATTGGGTTTCCACATAAGGATTATCTTCCTCATGTGCGCCTTCAAATAAAAATCTTAGGATATATCGTATAATCGGACCCCAAACACCTAATTTATAGTAATAGGTAGATTCCATGTTTATCCAAGCATAGTCCGTATGCTCGTCGCTAAGGAGGGGTTTAGGTGAGTCTAAAGGTACATAAGCAACTAGAAATAACCCTAGTTTATGCCCTAAATCAGTTTCAACTTCTTGACCTATAACCAAATCGACATCATTTAGCTTTATTCCCGTTTCTTCTTCAACTTCCCGCAACGCTCCCTCTTCGGGAGTTTCTTCGGTGTGTATATGCCCACCCGGTAAATCCCACCAATCGGAGAAACTATCCTTTAAAATTAAAACTTTGTCGGACTCATCACGTATAAGAACTTTAGCCGTTATTTGTAAATCTTCATCTTCAGCTTTTTGGAAAATATCTTCCCAAGACAAAACTGGGTCATGTTGAAAAGGAATTTCGGGAGGATTTAGAACTTTGTACTGGTTCTTTCCTCCTATGTCGGCGGAACGAGTATATTTCCTATTATCTCCACTTTTAGGAGACTGTCCTAAAGCGGTATTACCCATATTGTTTATAAAAGGACCTTTTTTAAGGAGAGAATAGTCTTCTTCTATGGAATCAGGAAAACGTTCAAGACACAGTTGCAACAACTCTTCAGCAAACCCTTCGGGAGTATTTTTCTTGATATCCCGTTTCTTAGGCTTTTTTCTTTTACCCCCACCATAAGTAGGAACAAATCCCGAAGATTCTACCGTAAAAACTGTGCCGCCACCATCACCGCCAGAGCCCCCTCCATCACCGCCGGAGCCGCCTCCACCGTTACCACCACCTTCTTTTTGCAAGAAAGCCTTAAAGTTCTCTAATTTTTTAGAGGTCATCTAGTCCATCCGGCAAGTCTAATTTATCTGGTTGGTATATAGCATTCAGTTGCTTGTTTTTAGCCCTATCTTCTGGGGGCTTAGGGAAATGAGCCGGTTCGATATCCATCAAATCACCAGTTTTATTAAACGTAGCGACGTAATCATCTCCGCTAGACTTGAACCACATTTTACCCATATCGGTAGTAACATCTTGTATTTCTGGGATATGTCCCCTATCTATAACTTGTTTCAACATCGTTTTTGTGCCGCTGTAATTACTATTAAAGGCATTTTGGATGTTCGGTTGCATTTCGGGAACACCAGAATCCATTTGACCTGTCTGGTCTCTACCTGCTCCACCTATTCCGGGTTGCCCTTGAGCAACTGGAGGTTCAGTCATACCTTGTTCAGCCTCGCCCATACCATCAGGCATGCCTTCCATACTCATTCCCATGCCTTCCATACCGCCACCCATCATTTGTTGCTGTTGCATCTCCATCTGCTCTTTAGGTCCTAGACCCTTTCCAGATATTTCAAAGTCCAAACTCATTATTCCAGAGTCCAAAGACTTCAATTTTACGTCATATCCTTCTTGTAGCAATTGGCTCGCAATCATAACTTTTTGTTGTACGAATTGAAGTTGGGTAGCTTCGGCTTTTTCTTCTGGAGTGAGTAACTCTAGCTTCCAGTCAGTAATTCCAAACATATCCAAGATAATCGGGAATACCTTTTCATGGAAAATACGCTGGTCGCCCTCAACCACTCTGCTCATGACAACTAGTTGCTGAGTTTGGGTCGATAGTCCGCCAAATCCTTCAGGCGCACCCTGCCATGCAGGAGTTACACCCCACATAGCTGCAATTCTTTCTCTAATTTCCTGTCGAACAGGTAAATAGTCCATTTCTTGCAGATTATGGAACAAGCGAATCATGTCAACCTTTCCACGTTGAGATTCGTTGCTAACTGCAATCATAGGAATATATTCTGGGTTTTGTCGAATTTCTTGCTCTACTCGCTCCCGTTCTGCCCTCAAACTATCAGGGTCATCCGTAGATATCAAAATCATGGATGCGGGCATTTTTCGCTCAAAGAAGTAACGGTAAAGAGTCTTATCCATACCGATAATAGTTAAGACTTTATCAAATAGCGTTAGAACTGGTGACCACCCGTAAGTTCGGGTGGGCATAAATTTAGATACGTGTAGAACTTCCGAATCTAATAGATAAACTTCCTTACCTCTATATCGGTAAGTAAACATAGCAGGAACTAACGGTTTACCACATGAATCACAGCCCTGAGGTACTTCTGAAGCTGCGGCATCCCTGTGGATGTAACAAACATAATGTAATGCTTTAGGAACACCTGTAGATTTATCTAAATCGTACTCGATAAGAGCAGGATTCAGTCGTTCCACAGAAATAACTTTAGAACGGATTTTTTCTCCATAATCTTTATATTCTTTGGCGAAATAAATAAATCCGTCGTCTATAGTGTTTACGTCCCACCAAAATTCCCTAAGAACATCCTCTAGAGTTTGGTCGAAGACGTTACAATCAGTTATAAAAGACTTGAGTTTTTGATATTGATCGACATCAGGTTCTACGAGAGTTTCTGAACTTCCTTCGTAATCACAACCCTTATTAGTACACGCCTCAGGCTTGTTTTTATATTCCGTAGAACAACTACTACATTTAACGGCAAACGCTGGTCGCCACGTTACACCACGACGGAAAATTTCTGAAATAATATGGTTGACAGGAGATCTAACTTCTTCCACAGATTGTGCAATCTGCTGGATATCCTGAATCATATGCTGCCTAAAGGCAGCTTGTTGTTGAACCCAAACGTTTACTACTTGATCTACCCCAAAAGTAGGGTTTCTGTAAGTTTCTCCGCTTTTATTTATTAGAGCCTGTTGCCCCATAGTATTAAGAAGGCTACTGAGCTCATATTCCTTTTGGGCTAAATGACCAGCTTCTGGAGCAAAATCATTAAGGGTTAGTCGTCCTGCCATTTACCACCTTGTCGATCTGACTTTGGCCTGTTATTTGTGTAAGAGCGTGTATAGCTGCCATAGCTACCTGAGATTGATCGGATAATGCTTCTTTTACAATTTCTGGTTCACTAGAATCAGGCTTAGACGTTCTGGCTAAGTCTAATTGCTCTTTCAAAGTTTTTAC